CATGCCTCGGTTCTGTGAAGAGTGCATCAAGCCTGCTTTCGTGGATATGTACGAAGACGGGAAGAACCTTGAGCGTTTCCGTGAGGAACTCATGCTCAACGTGAAGGACGAAGACACCGGGAAGATCAACCCGCTGCCCGAAGCTGGCAATCTGGACATCTACCAAGTCCTCGATAGCCAGTTTTTCTTTTCCTAAATGCTGCCGATATTGGAGAGGCCTACGAAATGAAATCCTCTCCAAGCTATTACCCGACACCCTAGATATAACTCCAAAATCACATCCTCAATCGAAAGGACTTCCCAATGGCAATCATTCAAGTCGCTCGTCAGGGCACACGCTTCGCCGTCATGGATGGACAAGACACCGCATCTACTCACGACACCCGTGGGCAGGCCATCGTCGCAGCCATCGAATACAAGGAGAACAACGGATGAGCATGATCGGCTAACAACCCTTCCCACCAACCCTCTCGCACAAGTGGACACCTCACAGCCCTGCACCATCACGGTGTGGGGGGCCTCGTGCGTTTTAACAACCTCTCCAATAAGGACGAAAACACATGACCAACAACGGACCAATCTCCATCGGCCCCGGAAAAGCAGTCTATCCCCGTCTCGCGCAGCCCGACACCAAGTACGACGAGCTGGGCCAATACAAGGCCGACGTATCGATGCCTCTGGCCGACGCAGAGCCGATTATGGAAATCCTCTCGGAGACCTACAAGGCACACACAGGCATGGCCCCTAAGAAGGCCAAAAACACCATGTGGTACTTCGAGACCAACAAAGACGGCGACGAGACCAACGAAGACGGTGACGAGACCGGCAACGTGGTCTTCAAGTGCCGCGTCAAGAACAAGCTGCGAAAGCGCGACGGTCAACTCTGGGACCGCAAGCCTAAGCTGTTCGATGCTGCCCTCAAGCCTGTTGATGTAAACCCATTCGGCGGTTCGACCTATGTCGTGTCCGTAGAAGTCTACGCATGGGAAGCCGGTGCCAAGAAAGGCATCAGCCTCCAGCCGCTCGGCGTTCAGATCATCGAGTTGGTCTCAGGTTCCGGCCCGAGTGCATCCTCGATGGGCTTCAAGGCTCAGGAAGGTTACACGACCAGCCCCGACGAAGGCGACTATGCCGACGGCGAGGACGACACTAACACAGGTAACAACCCTTCCGACGACACTGATGATAGTGACGACGATGGCGATTACTAAACGAGAGTGCAGCAGGTGCGGGGGTGAAATACCCTCGCACAAGCGTAGGGATGCCGAGTATCTTAGGGCTGCCTGCCAAACCATTCCTTACGATAAGGGAGGGCTTGCACATGGCGAATAAACGACAAGTCGCTCTGAAGTATGGCTTTCGATCTGGACTAGAGAAGGACACGGCTGAGGACCTTACGGGACACAGCCTAGAGTTTACTTACGAGGAAGAGGCGATCCAATACGAGAAACCCGCGAGGGTCTCAAAGTACACGCCAGACTTCCGCGTTTACAACAGGCCCGACGGTACACCTAGGGGTCATCCTCTAATCATCGAAACCAAAGGTCGCTTCCTTGTGGATGATCGCGCCAAGCATCTCCTCATCAAGCGTCAACACCCACACTTGGACATTCGGTTTCTGTTCTCAAATCCGAACGCCAAGATTTCCAAGCAATCCAAAACAACATACGCCAGTTGGTGTGAGAAACACGGCTTCCTGTATGCTAAGGGACCAAAGGTTCCCCGAGAATGGCTCGAGGAAAACTGATGCTCCGCACAGATTTATTCAAGACGGCGGATCGAGTTGATACTCGGTTCATCGCCGTACGAGACACGCTGACCAAGCCTGGACTCGAACTAACCATAAGAGAACTAGATGTCCTCCACTGTAAGAAAGGTAGGCTTGGGGTTGGGTGGCATTTTGTCGTTCTGGGCACTGGTACAATCCAGCTTGGCCGAAACATCGAAACCTGTGGCTCCCATACCAAAGGACAAGACGATCTCTCAGTCGCCATCGGCGTCGTCGGAGGTCTTGACGAAGAAGGAAAACGGGCACTCACCCGTACCGACGAGCAATGGCAAGCGATAGACGATCTGGTCCAGTTTCTACAGGACAGATATCCCGCTGCAACCGTCTCAGACAACCCAACCCCCGATTACCCGACACCCTAGATTTAACCCAAAAACGCTCAGGAGGCAAAACACATGGATGATCACGCCGAAGATAGTGTTCTAATGTTTAAAGGCCCCTGTGACGAATGTGGGTCCTCAGATGCCAACGCCGTATATACCGATGGGCATACTTATTGCTTTTCGTGTGACACATACGGCAAGGCTGAGGGTGCCGAGGGAGTGTACACCGAGAGCCGCCCAGCGCCCCGTCCGAAAGCGGGCTTGCTGCGTACAGGCGAGTTCCGTTCCCTCGGCAAGCGTCGTCTCACAGAAGAGACCTGTCGCAAGTTTGGCTACAGCGTCAGTGAAGATTGGAAGGGTAACACCGTCCAGATTGCTGCGTTCAAGAAAGACAATACAGTCATCGCTCAGAAGGTCCGATACCCAAACAAGGATTTCCTGCACCTAGGTGATAAGAAGCCGGGTCTATGGGGTCAACACCTATGGAAACCGGGCGGCAAGATGCTCGTGATCACCGAGGGTGAGATCGACTGCATGACCGTCTCCCAACTCCAAGGCAACAAGTGGCCTGTCGTGTCCCTGCCCAACGGTACGGACAAGAGTGGCAAGAGTGCTATCAGGGCCATTCAGACCTCCCTCGACTTTGTCTCATCCTTCGACAAGGTGATCTTCATGTTTGACATGGACGAGGCAGGACGTGCTGCATCCATCGAGTGTGCCAAGATCATGAAGCCCGGTCAGGGTTTTATTGCTGATCTACCACTGAAAGACCCAAACGAACTCCATGTTCTCGGTCGGGGTAAGGAAGTGGTGGAAGCCATGTGGAACGCTAAACCTTATCGGCCTGATGGCATGGTATCGTTTAGCGAAATCAAACAGGGGATCAAGAAGCCCATCGAGTGGGGCATCCCATGGTTCTCTGACAGCCTCACCCAGCTTACCTATGGTCGGCGTTACGGCGAAATCTACTGCCTCGGTGCAGGTACAGGCGTCGGTAAGACCGACTGGTTCACTCAACAGGTCGTCTATGATGCTGTGACGCTGAACGAGAAGGTTGGCCTGTTCTTCATGGAGCAACAGCCTGAGGAAACCGGAAAGCGCATCGCAGGGAAACTTGCGGGTCGTAGGTTCCACATACCGCGTCTCAAGGATCATCCCAACTTCGACCGGATTACCCCCAAAGGCTATAAGGAAGAATGGACGGATGAAGAACTGTGCTCGGCTGTGGATACCATCGGCGACGTGCAGAACATCTTCATGTTTGATAGCTTTGGTGCCACCGAGTGGGGCCGCATTCGTGAAATGATTCGGTTCCAAGCCCACTCCGAGGGTATCCGTATCTTCTACCTCGACCACCTCACGGCACTTGCGGCTGCTGAGGAAGACGAGCGGAAGGGCCTAGAACGCATCACCTCTGAGATGGGTTCTCTGGTTAAGGAACTGAACATCATGATCATCATGATCAGCCACCTTGCGACACCTGAGGGTAAACCTCACGAAGAGGGCGGCCGCGTCATGATCAGGCACTTCAAGGGTTCCCGCTCCATCGGGTACTGGTGCCACTATATGTTTGGCCTTGAGAGAGACCAGCAACACGAGAACCCCGAATGGCGAAAGACGACCACCTTCCGCATCCTCAAGGATCGGTACACCGGAAACTCTACTGGTGAGGTTATCTACTTCGGCTACGGGAAAGACGATGGTCAGCTTTTCGAACGCGAAGAGCCATCCGACGATGACGCTGATGGTAGCAGTCACGGTTTCACGGACCGCTCGGATGAATACTGACGATCACGACGGGGTCTTCGATTCTGCGGAGCGACTATGCGTTCTTGCTGTCGGAGACCCTGTGCTGCTGCCCGAGTATCTCGAGGCCCAGCGCAAAGCAAAATCCCTAGAACACTCAGGTTGGAAAAGGAAAACCGGTATGACACAGAACCAGATCATCATGAAGCACCTCAAGAAGGCAGGATCAATCACCGTGCGTGAAGCCATGGTCGAGTATTCCATCCAGAGCCTGACCAAGCGTGTTCAGGAACTACGTGAGAGTGGCAACCACATCATGTCGCACGTCAAGTATCACCCTGTTACCAGCCAGAAGTACGTCCGGTACACTCTCAAAGAGGAGATGATGTCCTCATGACATACCTCATCACAATCTTAGGCCTGCTCCTATACGCCGCAATCGTGTGGGCGCTTTGGTTAACCATGCGAAAGGTGTCCGCTATTGAGATGGAACTCAAGGAAATCAGAGGACGGGGCGACGAGAAAAAGGAACCTGGGCCTGCTTAACCACGCCTCCTACATCGAGACCGAAGTGGAAATCGAGACGCTGCTGTTGGTCCAAGACTTCCGTTTGCCCGGAGAAGAGAAGCGAGAAGATCGTGAGCGTCGTCATATGGCTCACCACTTCTCAGATTACTAATCAATCCCATATCGTAGGAGTTACCAATGGCTAGATACGCATTTGACATCGAGACCAACGGCCTCCTCGATACCATGGACACCATTCATTCCCTCGTGCTGACTGAGGTTGGCACGGGGCAAACCTACTCATGTACCGATCATTACTATGACCACGAGACCGCAACGGTCACGTCATCCTTGACCGTGAAGCAAGGCCTTGCGTTGCTCATGGAAGCCAACCAGATCATCGGTCACAATATCATCGGCTTCGACATCCCGGCGATCCAACTGGTTCACCCGTGGTTCCAGATTGACCAATCGAAGGTCTATGACACCCTCGTCATGTCCCGAGTTATCTGGGCTGACCTAATGGACCGTGACGCCAAGGCCGTCGCCACAGGTCGCCTAGAGAAGCACCTGAGAGGCTCACACGGCCTCGAAGCATGGGGGCAACGCCTCGGTGCGTGGAAGGGCGACTACTCCAAAGAGATGAAGGCTAAGGGTCTCGATCCGTGGGCCGAGTGGAACCCTGAGATGCAAAGCTACTGCGAACAGGACGTTTTCGTTACATTGAAGTTCCTAGAGATGATCAATGGGAAGAAAATAGACCCTAGATGTGTCGAGCTTGAGCATCGGGTGGCCTACATTCTCAAGGAACAGGAAGCTCATGGCTTTATGTTTGATTATGAGGCCGCTCTCGATCTGCTCAAGACGCTGCAGACAAAACGGGCTGACGTGGAAAGCAAGCTACAGTCATTGTTCGACCCGTGGTTCTCTTACGTTGAAACAAAGGTCCCCGCTCGGTCGATCAACTACAAGTCTCTTGAGCGTCACTCGTTGGTCAAGGGTGCGCCTTTCTGTAAGGTGAAGCTCAACGTCTTCAACCCCGGCTCACGAGCGCACATCTCAGATCGTCTCATGAAAATCCGTGGGTGGAAACCCTCAGAGTTCACCGCCAACGGGCAACCGAAGGTGGACGATGAAATCTTGGGGTCACTCCCGTACCCTGAGGCCAAGCAGATCGCCTACTACCTGATGCTTCAGAAGCGTATTGGTCAACTCTACGAGGGCCAAGGTTCGTGGCTCAAGAAGTACAACGAAGAGACCGGTCGTATGCACGGACGTGTCGTAACCAACGGCGCGGTCACAGGACGCATGACACACTCCAACCCTAACGTGGCTCAGACCCCCTCGGTCAAGGCCCCGTTTGGTAAAGAGTGTAGGTCTATCTGGACCGTACCTGCTGGCAAGAAGCTGGTTGGTGTGGACGTATCGGGCCTCGAGCTACGCATGTTGGCTCACTTCATGAACGACCCTGAGTATGCCCGTGAGGTTGTCGAGGGTG